TTTCTTCGTTTAAGATACTTTGTGAAGCTGTTACTGATTTTAGAGAATTTAATTGTTTAATGAGACTAGAAACTTCGTGATTTTCTAGTGAAAGTGGTGATTTTCTGGACGGTGCTCGACGTTGAATACGTCCTTTTAACACATCCATATTTTCTTTATGACCAAGGGGGTCACGGCCTCTTGGATGGCTGTCTTGTCCATAAGATGCACCAGTACGTGGACGACCCATCTTTGCTTCTTCTAAGTCAGCTTCGTCAAGTTCAGATTCCTCTTCTGATGGTTCTTCTAGTGATGCTAAAATTTGATCGACATCATCAACTTGCTGTTCAGTACCGGCTGGCTCTTCTGAAGGCTGTTCTTGTCCGGCTGGTTGTTCTGATGGAACTTCTGGTTGACCTTCTGCGGGCTGTGCAGCTTGTTGTGCTGCAGCATCGGTTTTTCCTACCCACTCGACATCTTTAACCACCTTTTCTTGTTCTTTTGCAGCATCATCCAATGACACATTAAGAACGTTGTGATACACCCATTCACGTGAAAGGTACTTACTATCGGTGATATCTCTGGCCAATTGAATCTTCTCCTTCCAGAGATTAAGTCGTTCTTGTTCAAAGATGATTGATGGTGAGGACATTTCTAATTCAAAGTCAATTAAGTCTTCGTCCGTGAATCCTTGAACGTATAAATGGATGATAGCAATCTTGGTGAGTTCCGATACCATAATACGTTGAATACGTTCAATAGTACGTGCGAAACGAACGTCTTGTGCGGCCAACGATGCCTTTCCACTATTATCTTCTTCGTACCCAAGGAATGACTTTGGTACCTTGAACGCTGCCATTAACTTATTACGGAGATATTCAATATCTTCAATTGCATTGAATTGAAGGCCAGGAAGATTCATAATATCGGTACCAGATTCTTTTCCACGAACTGGGAGATAGAAATCTTCGGTAATATTCATCATATTGTAACGAAGATTATAGTCACCTGTTTTTGGGTCCATCAATGGTACTTTCTTCATACGGTCAATGATACGTTGCATATGCGTATCAATTTCGGCAGGTGGAATGTTTCCGATATCGACCAATACCTTACGCTTGTCTGGGGCACGCATGATACGATGAATTAACATTGCGTCTTCCATCAATTGGAGTTGCTTCCACACACGACGACCACCTTCAATCATTGCCTTACCGTAGGGAAGGAAGTTGGTGTCAGATAATAAACGGAAATGTGCAATTTCGTAATTGTCGAATTCTTTCTTACCCAATCCTAAAAAGTCATTTTCAACTTTAAACTTTACAGAGAAAGGATTTGCCGGGTCTGCCCCTTCAATACGAATCGTTTCGTATACGGAGAGTGGAATGACATTAACAATGCCATACTGTTCATCAATATCAAGGAATAAAAATAAATCCCCATACTTGACCATGTTTCTGACCCATGGCCAGAGATTGAATTCTACATTGAGAATATCATAGAACAAGTTATGGAGAATGTCTTGAATTTGTTCATTTTTTGAGCGGATACTAAGTACTTGGCCGAATTCGTCTTTAACAGTAGATTCGTCTGCGTAAATATCCATTACGGATGAAATGATGGGGTCATTATCCATCATGTCATAGTCACGGAATAATTGTAATCGTGACCCTTGGAATGCTGCAGCTGATTCGTAACGACCTTGGTGAGAACCATATCCACCGGTCATAGACGAATAGACACGGTGGTAACGGTCAATACCTCTACGATTAATAAAGGATTGAATGTTATCCGTGTCTGCGACTCTTAACTTCTTTCCGCCTACATTACGGACAACTGTGTTTGTTGAGAACAGTTTCCGTAGGCGACCAAATACACTAGTGTCTGCCATAACCCCTCACTTAAATGAGAACGGTGTCGAGTGCTTTTGCCAATGGCCAGCAATCAACATCTTTATTATCTTCTGCGATATCTTCTGCAACGAGTTTAAATTCTGCGACTTTTCCACGTAATACCATTTCTAATAATTCCCAGTGGTTTGCATTGAAAATGGTGTATGGAGTTTCATTGAGACTTTCTGCCAAGGTCTTTAATTCAACATAAATTTCCGCAAGTTTCTTTTGGTCTGCTTCCTTGAGCTTTGGTGCGAGATTTTCCAATACTGCTTCTACCCGCATCAATTGAACTCTACGTGGAACTTGACTGGTGACTTCGTTGAGTAAATCTTTTAATTGTGCCATCTTATTTCTCCGAGTCTAATGCTTTACGCATTTTCTTAACATCTTTTGGTTTAGGTGCCGCATTAATACTTCCGCCTGGTAAATTCAGTCCGACTCCAATTGGGAATCCATCTTCATTTGTTTTCTTTTCCACGTACTTCTTTAATAATGTATAATAGTTTGGCTTCTCTGTCAAGTGGGCGGCTGCGATTTTTGCTGTTTTTACCACATTCCCATTTGTCACATCTTGATGTTCCATTTCTACATTCATCCCCGTATGAAATTCGTCGGGACTAAACTTGTATCCCATCTTCTTCATAATGGCGTCTGATATTTTTCTGGAGACTTTCATATTACCACTTTCTGCACGACCAATAACGAGCCTTGGTACGTGGGCCTGGGTTTGCACAATTATGACGTGCTCTAAAGGAACGGCGACGAGCTGGATTGGACTTTTTAATTCTCATTGTCTTGTCACCAAAATTGACCTTTTTTACGTTTCCAGTGCTTGGGTCTTTGACGAATACCTTAAACTTCTTTACGTCCCCACGCATTGGTTTACCGAGTGGAACCTTACGACCGTGATATTCTGCTTCTTGAAGAGGTTGACCTTGTGCACGCATGATTTCCATTGCGAGACAGCGTGGGCAATACTCTTCAACAATATCATCTTCGTTGATTGGTACGCAATTTGGAACCATCTTACCGCTCTTATCTTTCATTCCAACTTGCTTATACCCTTCCCAACAAGCTTCAGTCATTTGTTCCATATTATTCTTCCTTTTTCTTGAAGGTCGAAACCATCGTTGGTTTCCCGCCGGGGTTTCCTGCCTTCCGTTTTCTGGTGACTGCCGAACGTTTTTCACCTTTACTCATTGCTGCTGCCGAACGTGCGGGTCTACACTTTGGATACTTTGATGACCCACCCTTTCGTTCCTTCTTACCAGCCGAAGCTCCACACGGTGGATGCTTACCGGTTTTAGGGTCTTTACGAGAAATATCTACCCACTTTTGACGAATCCACTTACCAAGTTCACCCTTGGTTTGGTACTTTTCGTCAAGGTCGATAGAAACTTCAACAAGTAAATCTGCAAATCGTATCATACGGGTTTGGATTTGGTTTTCCCACCGCGCTTCCGCTTTCTGCGTCCGGCACAGTGAGCTCGTTGACTGAAACCTTTGGGATTACTGCAATCAATTGACCTCTTATATTTCTTCGTCCACGTTTCGGGGATGAGGTCCATTAACTTAATCATTACTTTCCTTTTTTCCATCCACCACCCATACTCTTGTACTTCTTTGCTGCCCAGAGATTGGCGTATGCGGACGGATAAACTTTAAACTTTGCCTTAGCTGCTGCTTTTGCTTTAGCCCACTTTTCTGGACTGGTTGGCGTATTACGTTCTAAAATATTACTGATTCTGACACTCCGAACTGCTAAGTCTTTGGGGTCGTCTGATGCAGTATTTCCTGTTTGGCGTTCGCCGTCAAAGTCACCTTTGGTTGCATCGAACCCACCCCACGGATATGCTTCATATAAATTAGAAAAGAAATCTTTGTATTTCATATTACTTTAAGAACTTTAACTTATAGATGGTTGATGAAATTAGTCCTGAAATTTCATCAATTGTATTATTAAGTTCACCATCTTGTGGAAGTTGTCCACGAATTTCATCGACAAACTTTTGAAGCCCCATAAAATAACTGACGGTAGAATCATCTTCAAGGATAGTATTACTTGGCTTATATCCCCTAAGAATACCATAACGACCTTGATACGATTCTACATACGTATCAACCAAGTCTACGATATCTTCATAGTACCCTTGCAATGCCTTATGTTGAGCATAGGATGGGGTTTGGAGATGGAAGATATGTGCTTGTTCTCTACTGGATAGTAGGATTGAAATGAACTTGACTACAGGTTCCATTATTCTTCTTCTTCCTTCTTATGTGGATGATATCCCTTCTTCTTCATCCAATGTGCAAGTGCCCAAGGATTATCAATTTCCTTGTGCTTCTTCATAGCGAGAACAGTCTTTTCCCAACCTTCAGGTGCTGCTTCACTGACTGATTCTGCCATTGTTGCCATATCTTGGTCAACTGGTTTATCGGTCTTTTCTTCTTCGTGACCATATTCGTGATAGCTGGTATTTGCTTGGTCTAGATTATTTTCTGCAACTGCGATGTGGTCTTGAATCCATGCGGGAATGTCTTTTTCTTCCATACCAATCTTACCCTTTAATTCAGTTGCATGTCTGATGATAGAATCAAGAGTTTTGGTTGCCATTGATACTTCGTGGTCTTCGTTTTCCTTACCTTCCTTTTGCATTGCCTTACCAATTGCATCACGACGATTCTTTAAGTACTTATCGGATGAATCTACATCGCCGTCGTTGTCAATATCAGCATCTTCTTGGCCAACTGGGTCTAACGCTTCTAACATTGCGTTTACCTTTGCGAGTTGTTCTTCGGTAAGGTCAGCTTCTTCCTTGAGCTTCTTCAAGGTCATTGCAAGACGGGCACGTTTTCCAAGCTTACCACCCTTTTCTGCTGCGGCGGCTAAGGTTCCTGCTGGAATCTTTTCATCTGCTGGTACACCGAGTTGCTTATGAAGTGCCCCTGGCTTTTCAATTGCCTTTTGAATCCACTTTTCTTCTTCTTTAAGTGATTGTAAGTTGACTAATCCTGATAACTTAATCATATTGTTCTCCAACTGCGGTGTAAGTGCTTGAAATGGTCTATTTTTATATCTAGCTTGCAAATATTGTCTATATAAATCTCGCTTTGCTTTTATATATTTGTCGTTAATATCTTTTTTTCCATCGTTATTGATATCCCCATCTTCTGACCCCAACGGGTCATGCCGCTTGTGTGGTTTATCGTATTCATGTATATTTAAAACATCTGCGAGTTTAATCATATCACTTATTTCTAAATGCAGCCGATGTAGCTGCTGCCCACAAATAATCTTTCCATTCGTCACCGTATTTTTTACGGAATTTATCTGCTGTCTTTTCGTTACGCATCATTTCCTTACCGATTTTTCTACGCTTTTCTACTTGACTTTTAGACATCTTACGAGCGCCTTTTCTATTATATGGTTGTGGAACGGATTTTTCGTCAAGACACCCCTCACCTTCACATATTTCTTCGTGTACTTGACTGGGGTTTAAATGCGCATCAACTTCGGCTTCAGCTGGTTTAAGCCACCATTGATAAGCTTGTTCTTTTATAATAGAATTTAATTCTTCACGAATAATTTCTCTAACCATATTCTTAAAGTCATTTACTTTCATACTTTACCCCAAAAATGGTATATAAAGACACTACTATATAAGTATTACGTATTTACAGTAACCACCGTAAATTTTCTTTTTCCTGACCTATTTGCATCTCATACGGATTGTGGGTCATATTATTATTAGTATAAATAACGGCATTTGTCTGATATTTTGCCTTATCCAGCGCTAACTTGGTCAATTCTATCCCTTCTTGACGTAATCTGAGTGCGGTATCACGTACCCACAGTCCGATACATAATGCAAGTACCAAGTCATCATTATACCCACCCAACGCTTCTGGCCGACCGTTTTTCCAAATAAAGGTTTCCAGTTCCGCAATCATCCGACTGGACCGAATTGTAAACGAATTATCTAACATATATTCTTTCAATCTGGCGATAATCAATGGACGGGTCCGTTGGGAAATCATAAATCCAGGTACTAATGATGTATTTTTATCTTCTTTTAAATATTTTCGGTTTAATTGGTGTTCTACGTCCACATATTGTAAATCTCTGGACATATAGAACAGATTTTTATAACTACGGTCAATAATCTGTTGGATTGCATTCCATCCAATAGAACTGTTATCTGGGATAAGAAGGGCGTCATTATATTGAGTTGCAATAGACACCAGCATATTCCCAAACTGTTTGGTTTCTACCTTTCCTTTATATTCTGCGACTTGTGTAGAGGTTTCTACGTCAATTACGTGGAACGTCGAATAGTCTTCTCCATCCCCACGGGCAACGTCTGCACAGACAATATAGGATTTTGATGGGGAAGGGTATTCCCACACCCACAAGTTTCCATCAAACCCTTCTTTGGATACCGGGTCTTGTACATATGTGGCCTTATAGAATTCCAAAATTTCTGCGGGAATAACCGTATTACCAGAGAAGATGAATGACGCATCATGCTCTTGAATAGCTTGGAGTTCACCCATCAGTTCGGTTTGACGGTCACGCCAAGCTTGGTCACGTTCTGGGTGTACTCTCCAATCTAATAGTATTGGATTAAAGTTATTGGTTTTAGTTTCTGCTTGTTGCCACATTTTGTGAAAGAAGTTACCCACACCGTTTGGCGTAGACAAAAGGATTGCCTTACCACCCGTTGATAACGTACTGGATGCTGCCGTCCAGATAATATCTGCGTTGTCAATGAATGCCGCTTCGTCAAGAATAAGAAGGGAGAGTGCTTCAGAACGTCCTGCGTCTGGTGATGAGGCAACTGCTTTAATTTGTGACCCATTTGCAAATTGAAGTGACAATTTGTTATTGGTTATAATAGACCCCCGTAACCAGACCGGAAGATTGTCATGCATAAACTTAACTTTCGTGACCAAGTTCTTTGCGGTTTCTTGTTTCGTTGCAATAACAAGAATATTTTTGTCTTTGTGAAATAACATCAACCACAGAGCATATCCTGCAACCAATGTAGAAATACCAATCTGGCGACCTTTAAGGACGATATTATAATCGTGTCCTTCAAAATCCTTCAGTGCATTTTTCTGGTAGTGGTATAAATCAAACAACACCCGACCACGAATCG